TTTATGTCATCCAATGCGGAACTCAGTTGTTTTGATTTGCGTCTAGACTCTATGGCAGAATCATCGAGATTGATGATAGCACCAGTGTTTTGGTCTCTTACTAGACCATCATGTCCAGAAACTTTTACAAATTCCATATGCGGAAATTAGAACGCAGCGACTGCTCTTATATCTTGAACTTTAGGAACAAATGCAGGATCTGATCCAGACATCACAATCTTGATAGCAAATGATGAATATTCTGGAAGATCTGAAACGCTATACTTTAGATCTTGGTAAGAAGATTGCTTCTCTACGATACCTGATATTGTATTCTCACTTGTTGCTATTTCAAATGCATCTGGTTCACCTGATGTATTGAAGTATATCCAATCAATATCTTCAAAGTTCTCTTGACTAGATGCTTTCTTATATTTAAAGAACACTGTAAGATCACCAATGTCTTTAACATTTGCTAGTAAGTGTACATCAATAGCAGTTGCTGGATTTGTAATAGTAACTTCTTTAGTTACATACTTAGCAATAGCAGAACCATTCTTAGATGTATCCTCAGCAACAAAGTCCAAACCACTTGTGTACATTACTTTTCCAACCTCAAGATATGCATTCTCTTCATCTGGTTGATTTGGATATTTAACAAAATCACCAACACGGAAAATGTCTGCAAGTTGATCTGTAGTAACTGCGTTTCTATTAAAGAGAACGTTATCAATTATTCTGCCAGTAAAGTCATCATTTATTGGTTGTACATCATTTCTCAAAGTTAACTGTTGAGTTTGAGTATTCCATATAGTTGTCTTACCAGTGATTATATTGTCATAAGTTTCATTTAATATGTTTGGATTACGTGCCACAATAGTAGCAGCATCGTCAATAGAAGCAAATACCTGTGATGGGTTTGAATCTACAGTAACATTTGTAAGACCTAACTGATTTCCTAGTGTTACTGTCTCTCCTTTTTGGAAGAACTGACTTGTCTTAACTCTAACATATACAACCTGACCATTGACTCTAGCAATAGTACCAGTTGTTTTTGTAGTTACACCTTTAATTGTTTGATTTGCTTGTAATTGTGTACCACCATTTCCTGCAAGATTAAATTGATATACAGGATAGAACTCAATAATTTGATCTCTTCTACCAAATCTATCTTCTTGTCCAGTAGCATTTTCAACTCTGTTTGTTACTGTTTTTACAGTAGCACTTGACAAATCTATTATTGGACTTAAATGAGACACACTAGACGATAGAGACATTTTATAAGTAAGTGACTCAGATACATTGTTCAAAGTTTCATTGATACTAGATGCAATGAATTTTTGATTAGTAAAGTAGTGTGGTTCATTCAAGAATGTTTTTTCATAACTTGATTGTGCGTATGATGTGTAATTTACAGATCCAGAATCTACAGGAACTACATTAGTTGTCTTAACCTCTGTTTTTAAAGTTGTACCTGTAAATGATAAGTATGATACTTGTGGATATAATGTTTCAAACTTTCTATTGAAAGTAGCATATACCGTATCTCCACCACCAATAGCATTACCAGCAGCTTGAGAACTTGACTGTATGTTATATGTGTCAACACCAGAGTTACTTACTTGGAATAATGTGCTGTTCAAAATAGATGCAGTCACACCACCAATTTCTTTAGCAGTTCTATAGAACACATAAGAATTTCCAGTAGTCTCAAATCCATGATCTCTATGATTTACTTTAACAATAGAATTGTTATTTTTGAATAACTTAGAAGTTGAGTTAGTGTTAGCACTAGCGTTTGTTTCAAATGGATTTGCTTCTAAAAGTTCATACCCAAGATCTTCATTCTTGACTACAAGTTCTGCTGGTCTAGATGTATTAAACTCTGCACGATACATTGTAAACTTAAGATCCTCGAAGATATCCTCAGTCCAACTTTCGGTATTCTGGGAACGGTATACCGAACCTAAACCTGGTTGAGTTGTGATAACCGTACTTGTTGCTATGTCGGTTTCCCCTAACTTAGATGACCATAATTCATAATCAATAGAATCTGTCTCAATTACAAGAGCATACTCTGTATCATTTTGTAGGTACACTGGATAATCAAATCCAAAATGAGTAGGAGTTGTTGATTGTGTAACACCCTCTGTATCAACCGCTACACCCATTCTAACTGCTGGTGTATCTATTTCTATAGATGTTACTATTTCACATCCTCCAGCACCATTTCCGACGCCTTTCACAACAACTGATGGTGCTTCTGTATATCCAAAACCTGATAATGACACTTCAGCATTGTATATTTGTCCATTAGAAACTTCAATACTTGCTGTAGCAGTAGATCCGCCAGGTAATTGTGGACTCTCTATTGTTAGAATTGCACTGTCGTAATTTTGACCAGGATTTGTAACTCTAACACCTGATAATTTACCACTATCTTTTGCGATAGCAAGAACAAAATCTGTACCATCTGTTGCATTAGCAAGAGTTACAGAAGGGACAATCAAATCTTCATTTGGTAAGAATGATTTACCATTATGATTACTAAGAACAACAGTATAACATTGTTCATTTGTAAGACTATATCTACCAGATGCAGTAGCAACTAATTCAACATTGTTCTTGTCAAATACTTTAAGTATAGGACCTGAAGCAGTAGAAGATGCACCAGTTACATTTTCTCCTTTTACTATAGACATATTGCCACTAGCAAAACACTTGAGGAATGTATTTGGTGTTAATGTTTTTTCACTACCAGGTACAATATTTTTCGCTGGTTTTTCTGCATCTACATTTGTGATGTATGTTTTAATAGGAATTGTTGCACTCTTCTTATTGAAGTACAAATCAACACCAGTTATAAAACAACCACCATCTAAGTTCTCTACTTTGAATGTTTGTGCAAGAGGATTAGGTCTTACAGGATTGTCAGTATTACTTTCAATTAACTGAACACCCTCATTAGATTTAAAGATAGAAGGTTTTGTAGATACAATACTAGATGGATTCTCAGGAAGAATACCTGTAGCATAATACTTAACTTCTGTGTAACTATCTACATCTGTTTTTAATGCATTAGTAGGACTAGATGTAAATCTAAATGTTAAAGTTCCTACAGTAAAGTTCAATGCCTCTGCTGATGCATCATATCCAACAGTATCAATATCTCCACCCCATATAGCATTTTCATTAGGAGGTGATCCTGCTGGTAATATAATCAAACCACTAGCATTACCATATTCATCTGTAGTAATAGAACCATTAAATGCTGACAAAGAGTTTCCTGCAATACCAGTATATCTAAGGTCAGGATTAACCCAACGACTAATATCTCTACCTTCTAAGAAAACATATAATCTTGTATTGGGTTTCATCCTACCAACTTTAAATTTGATAGGTACACTTCTTGCAAAGAATGATAATGATGTAGAAACAACACTATCACCCACAGATTTGGTTTGTAATCCTTTACCTACTTCGTTATTTTGAGGACTGATATTAGAAGAACTTCCAACAGATGCAGTCTGTACAGATGTATTAGCAACTTGTGTATTAACTTCTCCTAATGAGTTGATAGCAGTAAATGATGAAGTAGCACCTACCCAGTTAATAACAAATGAATTATGTAAACTAGAAAAACTTTCTTTTACACTTTCTTTTGCTAAGAATATATTGAATAGATCTGTATTTGTATCTACAACAACTGGTTCTATACTTGAATCATACCACTGATCTATTGATGGGGATATGTCACTATCACCAACATATTGTAGTACAACAAATGGATTCGGATTTACTGTAGATGATGCAAAATTGTTACTTAATAAAGACAGTGGAGAGTATGGTAATGTAACCATATGTCCTGTCTTCTTATATCCAGAAACTGCTCTTTGATCTTCTCTTGTATTAACTTCTACTAATCCTATAGAATCTTCTTTAGATTGTGGACGTAGTACAGATTGTTGAGCATCAACAGCACAACGATAATCTAATGACTTAAGATTACCAACTTTATGTGCTTCAAAATTATCAACAACAAAACCAGACTTGAATCTGTCTAGACCAATCTCATCCTTAACTTGCATGTTAAGTGCTTGCTGTTCTAGTATGCTAAGTGTTGTGTAATATTCTAGTCTTTCAATACGCTTCTCTAACTTACCGATATCACGCATTGTGTAACGACGATTATCTACAGGAGTAATTCTTACATCTTTACTTGTCTTAGTAAATGCAGGAATATATGCGTAGAACAATGGCACCGCATCTTCTATTGGATCTGGTTTGGTTGGGTTGAGAGATGAGTTACCTTCGTTAACTACAAAATTACCTTTCTTATCTAAGAAGATACCATCAATACGATCCAAATATTGAACTTGACTGAATGAGAATGTATATTCTAAATTCTTATCAGGAGCAGGACTACTTGCAACAATAGCACCAGCACCAGAGAATGATCCCTCTGTTCTTTCTAATGTAGATGTATCAAGGAAAC